CCTGCACTCAACGCTAACCTCAACGTTGATGACACCGGCAACACCTTTGCTGGTACAATCCAAGGTAAGTATAAAGTTTATATCGATCCTTATTCGGCAAACCTGGCTGCTGATAACAGCGGTCTGGCACAAGGAACCAACCAATACTACGTTGTTGGTTATAAGGGTTCTTCACCTTATGACGCAGGTATGTTCTACTGCCCATACGTTCCTCTTCAAATGGTTCGTGCGGTTGGCGAGAACAGCTTCCAGCCAAAAATCGGGTTTAAGACTCGTTATGGCATCGTTGCTAACCCATTTGCTGAAGGCACTAACGCAGGTCTCGGCAGACTGCGTGTTAACAGCAACCGCTACTATCGTAGAGTTGCAGTTAAAAACTTAATGTGAGCCTTTCTCACAAGAGTTTACAGGGATCCGAAAGGGTCCCTTTTTTTTATCTAAATAGTTACAAAAATGGCAGTCGGAAACGCATTTAGTAATCAAATACAAAATAGAAACTTTCTGTCTCCTGTTGGATTTAAGTTCACAATCAACAGGTCACCAAAGGTTGCATTCTTTTCAAATTCAGCAAATATTCCAGGAATAAATCTTGGTATTGTTGTTCAACCAACATATTTGAAAGATATTGATACTCCTGGAGATAAAATTTCTTTTAGTGATTTTACTCTTAGATTTCTTGTAGATGAAAATCTTGAGAACTATATGGAAATTCAAAACTGGATACGTGGTCTTGGATTTCCAGAAAGTTTGGATGAGATTTATGCTTTACAGAGGGAACAAAGATATGTTGACACATCAGGTTCAAAATTAATGAACATCTATTCTGATGGAACCTTGCAAGTATTGACGAGTAGTTCAAATCCAAACTTTAAAATTAAATTTAAAGATTTATGGCCATATAGTTTATCGGATTTAAACTTTGATGCTACTGATACAGATGTTCAATATTTGACTGCAGAAGTCACTTTCAAGTATACTATTTACAATATAACAGATTTAAACGGAAATAATTTATGACAATTGACCTTGATATGATCCAAAGCATGTGGGAAACTGATTCCAAAATTGACATTGACAATCTTCATACAGAATCATTAAACATTCCAGCACTTCACGCAAAGTATTTTGATATTTACAATAACATTTCTTTGCTAAGAAAAAAAGCAGAACAACAGAAAAGAAATATTCGTCATGATCGTTTTGAGTATTATACGGGAAAGGCTGATCCAGAAGTATATGTGGAAAATCCTTTTCCCAAAAAAATTAGAGATAAAGATACACTTCAAAAATATCTTGATGCAGATGAAAGACTTTCAAATGTCTGCCTCAAAATTGACTACTATGAAACTATGCTAAATTACTTAGAGAGTATTCTTAAAGTAATTCAAAATAGAACATACCAAATTAAGAATGCAATTGAATTCGTAAAATTCCAGGCAGGTTATGGTTGATAATGTAAATCTGGTTATATCTAAGTCAAACGAAGTTTTTTTAAAAATACAAACGGAACCTCATATAGAATATGAACTTAGAGATCACTTTAAGTTTGAGGTTCCTGGTGCAAAATTTATGCCACAATATCGTGGTAAAAATTGGAATGGGGAGATACATCTTTTTGATTCTCGTTCCAAACAAATTTATACAGGTCTTTTAGATAAGGTAGTTGATTTCTGCAGACAATACAACTACACTTATAAGTTTGAAAACAACAAATTTTACGGCCTTCCATTTGAAGTGAATGAAGAGATCTCAATGGAAGGTGTCAAGGATTATATGAATTCAATTTGTTCACATCAACCACGTCAATACCAAGTTGAGGGAGTATATGACGCCCTACGGCATAATCGAAAGCTACTGATAAGTCCCACTGGGTCAGGTAAAAGTCTGATGATTTACGCCCTCGTGCGATATTATATGGATAAGAACCAAAAAATTCTAATAGTCGTACCGACGACCAGTCTTGTAAGTCAGATGTACGGGGATTTTCGGGATTATGGTTTACGTGTAGATTCATGTTGTCACCAAATATATTCTGGAAGGGAAAAGAATAGTGATATGCCAGTTACAATTACAACTTGGCAGTCAGTCTATAAATTAGAACGTTCATTCTTTGAGGACTACAACGTCATTATAGGTGACGAAGCACATCTTTTCAAGAGTAAGTCACTTATATCTATAATGTCAAAATTGCATCATGCAAAATATAGATTTGGATTTACAGGAACTCTTGATGGAACTCAAACTCATAAATGGGTTCTTGAAGGATTATTTGGACCATCATATAAAGTTACTAAAACTGCAGAGTTAATGGAACAGGGTCACTTGTCCCAATTAGACATTCGCTGTTTGCTTCTTAAACATAATCCTAAAAAATTTGAAACTTATGAAGATGAAATTCAATATCTTATCAGTCATGAAAAAAGAAATAAATTTCTCACTAACCTAACATTAGATTTAAAAGGAAATTCTTTGGTTCTTTATAGTCGGGTGGCCACCCATGGGGAGATACTTTTTAATCTCATAAATACTCACAAGCGAGATGATCGTAAAGTATTTTTTGTTCATGGTGGAGTGGATGCTGAAGAAAGAGAATTGGTAAGAGAGATTACAGAAACTGAAACAAACGCAATTATCGTAGCATCTTACGGCACTTTTTCTACCGGTATTAATATTCGTAATTTACACAATATCGTATTTGCATCACCATCAAAATCGAGGATAAGAAATCTTCAAAGTATTGGTAGAGTTTTAAGAAAAGGAAAAAACAAAACTAAAGCAGTTCTTTATGATGTATCAGATGATTGTACTTTTAAATCAAGAAAAAATTACACTCTAAATCATTTAATTGAAAGAATTAAAATATACAATGAAGAAAAATTTAACTATGAAATAATTACAATTAATCTAGGAACATGATAGAAGATGATTTTTATGCAACACTCAAATTAAAGACTGGTGAAGAAATCTTTGCAAAGGTAGCAGCTACCGAAGAAGAAGATAGAACGTTATTGATTGTTTCCAATCCAGTAACAATTGGAGAGGTCAAGGGAAGGATGGGTACTTATGGATACAAGATAGAACCCTGGTTAAAAACAACTACCGATGACATGTTCATTCTGAACATGGATGATATCCTTACTATGTCAGAATCTTCAGATATAGAAATGATTATGATGTACCAGTCTTACATTAGGCAATCTGAAAAACAAAGAAACAAACAGACTAAAATCAGTCGTGAGATGGGATATTTGTCTAATGTAACTGATGCTAAAGAAATATTGGAGAAGCTATTTAAAAGTAGCTAAGACTTATCTTCAAACCGGACAAAGCTAGTCTACATGCATTTTAGAAACTTGTCAACTATTTAATTAAGTGCTATAATTAATACATAATAATGATAAAAACTAATGATTACCACAGCAGTTATGGCCAAAAGAAAGAGGTCAGAGCATTACGTTAATAACAAAGAGTTCTTGGCAGCATTAATTAAATATCGTGAAGATATTGAAATTGCACAAATTAAAGGTAAACCAAAACCACGTATTACAAATTATCTTGGTGAATGTTTTTTGAAGATTGCAACTCACCTATCCTTTAAACCTAATTTTGTTAATTACATGTTTAAGGAAGATATGATTTCGGATGGTATTGAAAATTGTGTGCAGTACATTCACAACTTCAATCCACAGAAATCTCAAAATCCTTTTGCATATTTCACTCAAATTATTCACTATGCATTTCTAAGACGTATTCAAAGGGAAAAACGTCAGTTAGAAATTAAAAATAAAATTCTTGAAAGGACTGGTTTTGATCAAGTGTTTGATGATAACAATACAGTTGACGGATCCAACTATTCAGACTATAATTCCATTAAGGATGCAGTCCACTCCAAACTTCGTTATTGAATGAAAGTCGCAATCATTACTGACCAGCACTTCGGAGCAAGAAAGAATTCAAAACTCTTTCATGATTACTTTCTGAAGTTCTACAATAATGTATTCTTTCCCACTCTAGAGGAACAGGGCATTACCACAGTCATTGATATGGGTGATACTTTTGATAGTCGTAAAGGAATTGATTTTTCTGCTCTTTTTTGGGCTAAAAATAATTACTATGATCGTCTTAAAAAGATGGGTTGTGCAGTCTATACTGTAGTTGGCAATCATACTGCCTATTACAAAAATACTAACGAAGTAAATGCTGTGGATCTACTTCTTCGTGAGTATGAAAATGTATGGGTAATTTCAGAACCAAAAGAGTTTATTATCGATGGTCTTAAAATTCTTTTTGTTCCTTGGATTAATCAAGATAATGAACAAAAAACTTTTCATACGATTGCTCACACAACTGCAACTGTTGCAATGGGCCATTTAGAACTTCATGGTTTTCGCATTAATCGTGGAATCGTAATGGACCATGGAATGGATGCAGATATTTTTAACAAGTTTGATAGGGTTTATTCTGGTCATTATCATACTCGTTCCAATCAAGAAAATATCTATTACCTTGGAAATCCTTATGAGATTTACTGGAATGATGTGGGAGATACTCGTGGGTTCCATATCTTTGATACTGAAACTTTGGAGCACACTCCAGTTAATAATCCGTATCAGATGTTTCATAACATCTACTATGAAGATACAAACTATCAAACTTTTAATGCAACAGAATATGAAGGAAAAATTATTAAAGTAATTGTTCGCAAAAAAACTGATACAAAGAAATTTGAAAAGTTTATTGATAAACTATATTCTTCTAATGTAGCAGAACTCAAAGTTGTTGAGAATTTTCAAATTCAAGAAGCAGAAGATTTTGAAGCATTTGAAAATGAAGATACTCTTTCTATTTTGAATAGATACATAGAAGAAGCAGAAGTTGAACTGGATAAAACACTCGTTCAAAAGATACTTCAAGAGGTTTATCAAGAAGCTTGTGAGTTGGTCTAATGTTCATCTTAACAATTGATGGCAAAGAAAAAGAAGGTGCATATGCTGTCTTAGATGAAGATGGGGATCAAGTTCTTTATATTTTTGAAGAAGAAGATGATGCATCTAGATTTGCATTAATGCTTGAAGATCAAGATTTTCCTGAAATGCATGTAATTGAAATTGAAGACGATTTAATGCTTAAGACTTGCGAAATACAAAATTACAGATATACTATTATAACCAAAGATGACATTGTGATTCCGCCAGACCATCATGATTTTATTTGAAAAAATTCGCTGGAAGAACTTTCTTTCTACCGGTAACCAATATTCTGAAGTTGACTTTCAGCAGAATAAGACAACTTTAATAGTTGGTACAAACGGTGCTGGTAAAAGTACAGTTTTGGATGCACTTACATTTTCCTTGTTTGGCAAACCATTCCGCAAAATTAATAAACCCCAACTTGTTAATTCTACAAATGAGAAGGATTGTAAAGTAGAAGTTGAATTTTCTATTGGAAATATTCAATGGAAAGTTGTGCGTGGAATTAAACCAGCAATCTTTGAAATTTATAGAAACGATGTTGTTCTAGATCAATCTGCTGCGGCATTGGATCAGCAGAAGTGGTTAGAACAAACTGTTCTCAAAATGAATTATAAGTCTTTCACTCAGATTGTGATTCTTGGTTCAAGTACTTTTGTTCCTTTCATGCAACTTCCAGCAGCTCATCGTAGGGAAGTTATTGAAGATTTGTTAGATATTAAAATCTTTTCTTCAATGAATTCAATCATTAAAGATAAGATTCGCCAATGTAAAGATGAAATCAGAACTCTTGAATTAAAAAAAGAATCATTCAAAGATAAAGTTCAAATGCAACAGAACTTTATTGAAGAATTGGAGAACCGTGGAAAAGATAATATTAATAGCAATAATCGGAAAATTTCCGATTTGGATGAAGAAATTGGTATTCATATAAGAGATACTTCTCTTACCCAAGCAATAATTGATGGATATACAAAAGATCAAGAAGAACTTATTGGTGCAGGAGATAAACTTCGCAAACTTGGAAACCTGAAAGGAAAGATTTCTCAAAAAGTATCAACAATTACTCAAGAGCATAAGTTTTTTACAGAGAATACGGTTTGTCCCACCTGTACGCAAGAGATTGGTGAGGACTTTAGAATAAATAGGATTAGTGACGCTCAAGCTAAAGCAAAGGAGTTGCAATCTGGTTATCAAGAACTAGAGGAGGCAATTAAAGAGGAGGAAGAACGAGAGCGTCATTTTCTCAATCTTTCTAAAGAGATTACAAAACACACGAATGGCATTTCACAAAACAATATTAAAATTTCTGGATGTCAGAGACAAATCAGAAATCTTGAATCTGAAATTCAAACTATTACTAATCAACTTGAAAACAGAAATACTGAACATGAGAAGTTAGAGCAATTTAGAGATAATCTCCAAAGTACATACGAAGAACTCGCAACT